AATATAGAAGACAAATTGAAGAACAGATAGGAGCTACTTTACCTCCTCCTAATACAGAAATGGATGAGACTTCTGAAATGGGTATAGCTAGACTATCAGCTAAAGCTGCTAAAAAACTTCTACAGAAAGATGTTAAAGAAGCTCAAATGGAACAAAACCAAGCAGCTCAGAAAGACCCAATATTACAAATGCAACAGCAAGAGCTTAAGATTAAACAACAAGAAGCTCAAGTTTCTGCTCAAAAAACAATGGCTGATATTGAGATTGACAAAGCTAAAATTGCAGTTGACAAACTTAAAATTGAAACTGACGAAAGAATTGCAGGAGCTAAGATTGGTGCTAATGCAAGTCTAGATAATAGAAAAATAAATGCTAAAGAATTAATGGACGGGACAAAAATGGGAATGCAAGCAGTTCAACAAGAACAAGACTTTGCATTACGTTCACAAGAATCTCAGTCGCGTAATGCGGCTAAGGTAGAAGAAACAAAACTTAAGGATGAAACTCAACTAAATATAAAGGAATAAAAAATGGTTAAGGAAACGTTAATGCTTCTATCAACCCAGATAGAGGAAAGACGCAAAGAATTATTAGAAAGTATGGGTAGGGGAACCGATAAATTTGAAGCATACTTATCAGCGGTAGGAGAAATACGAGGATATATGATTGTTCAAACTATGATTGTCGATGCTATGGCAGCTCATAATAAAGGCGAAGAAGACTTCGATTCTACACCTACTGATAGCGTAGTTCAAATAGATTCAAAAAGGGGTAAAAAATGAGTATAGCTGCCCCTGACAAAACAATAGTCTCCAGTTCTGGAGCGCCTATTAAATCACAAATTACAACAACCAAAGATGGTAAGAAAGTATCAGGAGAAGAAGCTATTGCAAAACTAGCGACTCAACTACCTGATGTTAAAGGCTATCGACTTTTATGTATTGTTCCTGAAGCAGAGGAAACGTATGAAGGTGGTATTGTAAAATCTGCTGACGTTAAGAAGATTGAAGAAGGAGCAACTGTATGTTTATTTGTTATGCAGTTAGGTGATTTAGCTTACAAAGATAAAGCTAGATTTCCAGAGGGCCCGTGGTGTAAAGAAGGTGACTTCGTTATTACCCGTGCTTACGCAGGTACTAGAATTAAAATTCACGGAAAAGAATTCCGCATAATAAACGACGATACCGTAGAAGCAGTGGTCGATGACCCTCGTGGCTACGAACGCGCATAGGAGAATAGCATGGCTGAAATAATAAATGAATTGCCAGACGAAGAAGAAATGGCTGGTGGTGAAGTAGAGGTAGATTTAGAAGTTAAAGAAAAACCAGGAAAATCTACAGCTGATGTAGAAAGAGTAGTTCAACCTAAAAAAGTAGAAGATGAATTAGAAATAGAAGAAATAGATGACACTCCTGCTGAAGACAGAGGTAAAGACCCTTTACCTGAAGATATGGTTGAGCAACTTGAAAATGATACATTAGAAGATTATTCTGAACGTGTTAAACAAAGAATGGCACAGCTTAAAAAAGTTTGGCATGACGAAAGACGTGCTAAAGAAGAAGCTACTCGTGAAAGAGAAGAAGCTGTTACTTACGCACAAAAAGTATTAGGAGAAAATAAAACTCTTAAATCTACTTTAAGTAGCGGAGAAGAAGCTTATTTAAAAACTTTAGAAGAAAAGTATACTAGTGATTATACTATGGCTAAACGAAATTATGGTGAAGCTTATGATTCTGGAGATACAGAAAGAATAATTGAAGCTCAAGAAGCAATGAATGAAGCTCAATTTAAATTAAATAATGCAAAAAATCAAAAACCGCAGTATAATAAACCTTTACAACCATCCGAAGAAAGTGTAGACAAACCACCAGCATCATATAAACCCGATGCTAAAGCTAAAGAGTGGCAGGATACTAATACTTGGTTTGGTAAAAATAAAGTTATGACAGCCACAGCTTTAGGGCTGCATGATGAACTTCTAAGTGAAGGAATTGAAGTTTCATCAGAAATATATTACCGTCGTATAGATGACACGATGCAAAAACTTTTTCCTGAGAACTTTGGGAAAGACCCGTTGGAACCGATTAAACCCGCCCAGCGCAAACCATCTAATGTAGTAGCACCGGCAACGCGTAGTACCGCGCCTAAAAAAGTACGGTTATCTAAAACACAAGTTGCTTTAGCGAAAAAGTTAAAGTTAACTCCGGAGCATTATGCTAGAGAACTTATAAAATTGGAGAACGCAAATGGATAAGGCAACAGAAAGTAATACAATAAAAAGAACTGACCGAGAATTAGAAAATAGAGAAAGTAAGGTTAAAGAATGGAAGCCAGCAAGTTCGCTACCAGAATTTAATCAGAAAGCTGGATGGTCTTATAGATGGGTTAGGAGCTCTTTATTAAATGAGCCTGATAACATGAACGTTTCTGCAAAAATGCGTGAAGGCTGGGAACCGGTAAAACATTCGGAACACCCAGAGATTCAATTAGCGGCAGACCCTAATTCACAATACAAAGACGGTATTGAAATTGGTGGTGTGCTATTATGTAAAATCCCTAAAGAACTAATGGAACAACGTAGGGCTTATGTAGACAAAGCAACGAGGAATCAGACTGAAGCAGTTGATGCTCAGTATATGAATCAAAATGACCCTCGTATGCCTAAATTTGCTGAAGGTCAAGAGTCGGGAACCAAGTTTGGCAAGGGAAATAAATAAGGAGAAATATCATGGCAGCAGTCTCAGCCCCATATGGGTTAAGAGCAGTAAACCACATCGGTGGTACGCCTTACGCGGGTTCTACTCGCTTACTCCCTATTACTTTAACAGCACAAAACGGTAATCCAGCAGTAGTTAATGCTACACCCATTTTTTATGGCTCTGTAGTTAATTTAAATGCTAGTGGAACCGTTATAGTGCAACCAAATACTGGAGACCCTGCTGGCGGTGGTGGCACTGGCGCAGTATTTACAGCAGGAGTAATAGGAGTTTTTGTAGGATGTACTTTTACAGACCCAATTTCGGGTAATTTAACATTTGCACAATCATGGACAGGTAATGCAGCAACAGATGCGAAAGCGTATGTTATTGACGACCCAGACGTGGTTTATCAAATACAAGCAGCAGGACCAATTACTAATCTTGAATTAGGTGAAAACTTTCACTTTAATGCAGTTCAAACAGGTAACGCAGGTACAGGCAACTCTACTACAGCAGCAACAACTGTAGCTAATTTTGCTACTACAGCAACGTTCCCGTTTAGACTTATAGATTTTGTAGACGGACCAACATCCACAGTCGGCGATGCATTTACAGATTTACTCTGTAAGTTTAACGCAGGTATCCACTCATACGACGCTGGATTAGGCGTTTAATTAAGGAGAATTAAGCATGGCAATTTCAAGAGCCCAGCTCCTTAAGGAGCTATTACCAGGACTTAACGCTTTATTCGGTTTAGAATATGCGCGTTACGGAGAAGAGCATAAAGAGATTTACGAAACTGAATCTTCAGACCGCTCATTCGAAGAAGAAACAAAACTAGCTGGCTTTGCAGCCGCACCTCTGAAAAATGAGGGAGCAGCTATTGCATATGATAATGCACAAGAAGCTTTCACAGCTAGATACAACCACGTAACAATTGCTTTAGGCTTCAGTTTGACTGAAGAAGCAGTTGAAGATAATCTATATGATAGTCTTTCAGCTCGTTATACTAAAGCTCTTGCTCGTTCGATGGCAAATACTAAGCAAGTTCGTGCAGCTAATGTTTTAAACAACGGCTTCAATGCAGCTTTCTTAGGTGGTGACGGAGTATCGTTATTCGCAGCTCATCCTACAGTACAAGGTGGTGTAAACAACAATCAGCCAGCAGTTGGTGTGGATTTATCTGAGGCAGCACTAGAAGCCGCAGTTATTCAAATCGCAGCTTGGACTGATGAACGTGGACTATTAATCGCGGCTAAACCTCGTAGATTAGTTATTCCACCAGCACTACAATTTGTTGCAACTCGTTTATTAGACACTCAGCTTAGACCGGGTACTGCTGATAACGATATCAATGCAATGAGAACTAATGGTTCAATTCCAGACGGTTATTCAGTAAATCACTTTTTAACTGACGCGAATGCGTTCTTCTTAACTACTTATGTACCTAACGGTATGAAGCATTTTGAAAGAACACCATTAACTACATCTATGGATGGCGATTTTGACACAGGTAATGTTCGATACAAAGCCCGTGAGCGTTATTCATTTGGCTGGTCTGACCCGCTAGGTGTATGGGGTTCACCAGGTTCTACTTAATTGTAAGTAGTCCCGCTCCCTGAAAAACCCCACTCCTCTCTGTGGGGTTTTTCTTTATCTACTATTAATACTTTTACGTAGTGCACTAATAAATTAAATAGATATAATTCTTCTATCAGCTATGCTGAAATCTAATATAAAGGAGAACTATCATGGCTTGGACTACACCTTCAGCAACAGAAATGAGATTTGGATTTGAAGTAACAATGTACGTAATGAATAAATAGTTGTTAAAATAGAGACATAAATTAACAACAAACTTAAAGGGGCCTCGGTCCCTTTTTTGTTGTATAATGGCATGAAAACGTGTAACATTAATTATCTGGGTAAAACCAGCTTATCAGACTGCCCCAGCAGACGCATACACGACGGATAAGCTTTAACTTTGTATGGAGAAATTATCATGGCAAGAACAACCTTTTCGGGACCAGTCGCATCAAATAACGGCTATATCCCAACAACAAGATTTACACCCGATAACTTAGCTGCAACGACTCTTACAGCTGCTGAATTAGCTACTGGGTACATCGCTCACGAAGGTGCAGCAAACATAACCCTTACACTACCAAGAGCTGTTTCAACAGCAGTTGGCGTAGTCCCAGCTATTCAAGGAATAGTTCAACAACTAAACGCAGTTGCAGGGCAAACATTTGACTTTCAAATAGATGCTCAGACCGCAGGTGCAGGTACTGTAACTGTTGCTCTTGGTGCTGCCGGAGCATTATCAGCATTAGCAACAGCAGTTGGAGCTAGTGCAGGTCTTTTACTTGTCGCAGCTGGCAATACAGGTACAGCTACATTCCGCTTAACATTTACAGGCGGTAATCCAGCAGCTACATTTGATGGGGCTAATATACCTAATCAACCAAACCAAGGTGCTCCTAACAGTGCTACAGGTTATACACTTACACGTATTTCTTAATTAGGAGATAGATATGGAACAGACAGATATTTGGTCGATTAATCCATCTACCTCAGCTACATTTTTTAAAACTGCAGCAACTGTTACAGGTGGCGTATATCCTAGAGCTCTAATATTAGATAACACTAACCCTGTTGTCGCTAAAGAAGGCGCAGGGTACAAAGTAATAATTACTTCTGGTGGAAACGATAGCGGTATTACGTTTACTATTAATGGGGCCATCGTAGGGCAACTTACTGAACAAGGACAAGTTCCTAACCCTAATAACCCTGAAGTATTAACGGGCCCAGACGGAACACCCACTACAGTTACTTCTACTTATTTTTATTCAAGAGTAGATAGCATTGTAATTAGTGGCGCAGCAGCAGGTACCGTTGCCGTAGGTACAACAGGAGATTTAGCTTTACCTCGTTGTAGAATTAAAGGCTTTTATATTCTTAGTGCCGCAGGTGCCGGTAGTTTAAAAATAAATAGATTTAGCTACACAACTTCTGCGTACCCTACAGTAGCTGTAGAAAGTCTTTTAGATATAACTACACCAGCAGGAGCTACTTTAACTCAATTCTTATCTTTACCAGGACAAGGTATTCTGACAGGTCAACAACAAAATGACTTTGCGGTGGTGACATTAACTACTTCAACAGACTACACTTTATTCTGCGGATAAGACATGGATGAAAAACCCAAACCAACCGAACAACAGGAACGCCTAGAAGAACTTAGGCGTTGGTTTGAGGCACTTGGAGATTGTGTATAGTGGCAACAGCAAAAAAACGAGGAATGGGAATAAAGACTTCTGTAAAGTCAGGTAACTTTAGAAAGACTAAGACAGGAGCTGGGATGACAACGAAAGGTGTTAAAGCTTATCGGAAAGCAAACCCAGGTAGTAAGCTTAAAACAGCTGTAACAGGAAAAGTAAAAGCAGGTTCTAAAGATGCAAAAAGACGTAAGTCCTTTTGTGCTAGAAGTGCTGGACAAGCTAAGAAATTTCCTAAAGCTGCTAAAGACCCTAATTCTAGACTTAGACAAGCACGTAAACGATGGAAATGTTAAACATGGATGATTCGACGAAACACTTATTAGACTTTGCGTCTATATTTACAGCGGTAGGGACTTTATTATCATGGCTCCCTCACTTAGCTGCACTCTTTACTATTTTATGGACTGGGATTAGAATCTATGAAACTAAGACTATTCAAAAAGTAGTAGCAAACAGAAAAGCAAAGAAACACAAAAAGGCAATTAACGATGCCCGTAGTAAGTAAGAAGCAAGGAAAGTTTATGCAGGCGGTGGCTAATAGCCCTAAGTTTGCCAAGAAAGTAGGTGTTAATCAATCAGTAGGACAAGAATTTACTAAGGAGAACAGCATGAAAACGAAGAAAATGAATATGGGCGGTAGAGCTATGAATGACCGAGACGGCTCTGTAGCAATGGACCCTAAGATGCAAATGGCAATGGCTGCACAACAAAAACGAGCTGCTATGGGTGGTATGAATAAAGGTGGTAAGGTTAAGAAAATGAAAGCAGGTGGTAATACATCTCGCATGAATAGAACAGAAGAGTTAGGTCGCGTTGATGCTGAACGTGCTAATACTGCATCTGGTCGTCGTAATCTTAAAGATGAAAAAAGCCGTATTAGAGGTGAGCTTGGTATGAAAATGGGTGGTAAAGTCAAAGGCTATAAAGCTGGTGGAATGCCTGATAAAATGGGTCGTGCATTAGCTAAAGATGACAAAGGTATGTCTAAAGCTAAAATGGATGATGCAGCTGGTCGTGCTATGATGAAAAAAGGTGGGGCTGTAAAGAAAGCTAAAGGTAAAGGCATCCAAGGTTACAATGCTAGACTTGATGATTCATTAGGTGCTAGAAAAGGCAAAAAGTCTCAATCTTTAAAATCTCGTAGAAATGAGTCAAAAGGTTCTAAAACAGCTGCTGGTAAAAAGGCTTATTCAGGTAATCGTAAATCGTCTCAAGGTAAAGCATCTAAACGTGCAGACGGTATTGCTCAAAGAGGCCGTACTAAAGGTCGTATTGTTTAGATGAGAGCTTCTAGAGGTATGGGAATAATAAACCCTAAAAAAATGAAAAAAGGCGGAAGCGTAAAAGATGCATGCTATAAAAAAGTAAAGGCTAGTTATAAAGTCTTTCCTAGTGCTTACGCTTCTGGTGCTATTGCTAAGTGTAGAAAAAAGAAAGGTAAATAATGGCAGTCCGAAAGACAGCTAAAGGAGCCGCTTTAAAACGTTGGTTCAAAGAAGATTGGAAAGATGTTAAAACAGGTAAAGCCTGTGGTAGAAAAAAAGGT